ATCCAGAATCTAAAGCACCTGTTGTAACAATACTAGAACTTCCTGCGACTGCACCATAGATTGAACCAATAGCTGTACCATTAATTGTAATAGCATCTGCTTCTAAAGTTCCATCTATATCAGCATCACCTGAAATATCTAATTCTGTTGCTATAACTTTATCATTAAATGTAGCTGCTCCTGCCTCACTACCATCAAGTGTAAGCATAGTAATATCAGAACTGTTATCAGTCCCTTTAAATATAATATCTGAATCATTTGCTGCTGCATCAATTGTAATATTTCCTGATGAAGTTGTAAGATTAACTGCACCATCACCAGCTGAAATATCATCTGCTGCTGAAGATATACCTGTTTGAAAATATGTTTTTAATGTTGTGACATTAGTCATTCTCATTGTGCCATCATCATTTACAAGTAATCCATCTCCATCTGCAACTGCTGTAGTACCTCTTGCAGTACCACCATCTATTAAATTAATTTCTGCTGCTGTTGCACTTATATTAGTACCACCAATATCTAATGTTGTCACAGAAACTTCTCCTGCAACTGTAGCGATTCCATCTGCTAATGTAATTAAATCAGTATCGTCAGTATGACCTATTGTTGTACCATTAACAATTACATTATCTACTGTAAGTGTAGTTAAAGTTCCTAAAGAAGTAATATTAGATTGAGCAGCTGTTGTTACTGTAGCTGCAGTCCCTGATACATTTCCTGTTACATCACCTGTTAAAGGTCCTGCAAAAGCATCTGCCGTTACTGTACCATCAAAGTATGCATCTTTAAATTCTAAAGAAGCAGTACCTAAGTCTACATCATTATCTGTTACAGGAGCTAAAGCACCATCAACTAACTTAATTTGATCTGCACCTGAAGCTCTAAATATAATATTATTATCAGTAGCAAAATCTATATCATTATCTGAATCTCTTCCTATAACTAAACTTGTATTTGTAATTGAAGTAAATACTGTTTGTGCTGCCTCTAAAGCAAAATCTATATTATCATTAGATGTATCATATGTAACTGCAATACCTGTTTCAGTATTACTAGAAAGCATATTTGTTCCAACTGTATCTCTAATATATGTTGCTAAAGCTGTACCATCTACAGTAATAGCGTCTGCTTCTAAAGTACCATCAATATCTGCATCACCAGAAATGTCTAACGTAGCTGCATCTAATTCACCTGATAAGGTGATATTAGTGGCACCTGTAATAGCACCATCCATAGCAACTGCACCATTAATATCTATTGTAGTTGCATTAATTTCTATTTCAGTATCCGATACTAAATCTAATACACCATCTGCTGATTGGTGTATATATGTTCCTGTATCACCAAATAATAATTTCTCTGTACTATTCATTAGGACTTCATCGGAGAATTTAAAGTAATCCTCGTCTTCCATCCATGTAAGTAAGCCATCAGCTGTTTCACCATCAAAGGTTACAGCTATATCTGTACCAGAAGTACCATCACCGATAGTGATTGCAGTTCCTAATAATTTTGTAATTGGTCCACCTTCTGCAGATGTACCATCATGTGTATGCCCTGTTGATGCTACAAAAGCGGCAAGAAGTTGATCAAATTCATTATTAAGATCTGATGCTTCAATAACTGCACCGTCTGTAATGCCTGATGAACTTTGTCTAGTATATGTTGCTCCCATTATCTTCGTCCTCCTGGTACGAACTCTAATTGAAATCCTCGGATTGACCAAGGAAGATTTGTACTTGTATCTGTTATTTTAACTGCAACAGCAAATCCTGATCCTTCAATAGATTTTCTTGTTATTGGTAAATCTCCCTGACCAAAAGCTGCTGATCCAAATTTTCCTGTTCCATAATAAGCTCCACTACCTGATGATGATAAACTAATTAAACTCGGTTGAGGAGTACTTATATCATTATAATTATATTGTAAATATAAACTAGCACTAACTTCACCTTCAGGTTTCCAGTTTAAATTTATTCTTTCCATTGACTTTCTAATACCTGGATCACCCATTGTCATATCTGGCGATCTGTAAGTTGAATCAAGAGCATCAGTTGTACTTGCTCTTGTCCATACATTTCCTGATTCTTGTTTATAAATATAACCATCATACCCACCTGATACAATCGTTTCAGTATTATCTATATAGTCTGAATCACAACAAGAAACTTTTAATCCTTTTATATCTGCGTATTCGTACCCTAATTGTCCACTATTAGGATTTACTTTAATTACTGCTATAATTCCTCTTGAACTATCTTCTGCCCCATCTGTGGGATAAAATAAACGGTACTGTGATTTATTTCTTATTACTAATGCAGTAACATTTGTATATGTAATATCATTAATTCTATCTTGAATTTGTTTTGAAATAGTACCAAGTTCAACGTCACCAATTCTTGCTGTACCTGCAATCGTTCTTAATCCATCTGCTGATAAAAATATAATATCTCCACCAATCTCTTGAATAGAATGATGTGCTATTGTACCAACGTTTTTAGCAACTTCAGCTAATGCAAAATTACTTGAACTAGTTCCTGTTATTTTATAAATTTTTCTTTGGCAAAAAATAAATAAAGAATCCCTAAATACTTTTAATCCTGTAACAACATCACCAACTTTAATCTCTCCTGCTCCTGTATCAAAATCATCTTCTGTATATGGTCCTGAAAAAATAATACTATGTGTAGCATTTGACATTCCTCCATAGAACATATGGTTTGCAAATGACTTTACAAACTTAGGATTTGTTGGGGCAGTACCACCGCCTGTTGCGTTTATAATATCTTCAGTATAACTTGTATCTAAAGTAAATGCAGCAGCTTGTCCTGTTGCAATTATAATTTTATTAGTGCCGTTATAATTAAATTTATCAAAATCGTATGTATAAGTTGCACCTTTGCTTGTTGCTCTTGAGGTCCATGATCCTGAAGTTGTTCCTGTAGAAACTGTCCCACCTCGTGCTACAACAATTATTCCATTAAAGATTGCAGACATTTGAATTCTTTCTGAGGAAGCGGAAACCTGTGGTACAATTGTAGAATTATATTTTGTAGTACCATTAATACGTCTATAACCACCTTCAGTTGATGGTTCAAAATTAGTTAATTGTAATGCTTCACCAGGCTGCATATTATATACATCCTTATTTAATACTAATCCTCCTCCACAACTTGCTGTATACGGAGATATTTGTGAAACATCAGGCATTTATTAATCCATTTGAAAAAGTTCAGCGTCTATTATATCAATTTGATCCTGATTCTTATTAGCAATTGCCTCTTCTTTTAACTGCATAAGTTGAGTAATACGACTAGAACTTAATTTTGCTTGTTTATTTTTAGCATAGTTCATATTATCTTCAGCAGAATTTTTTTCATCTGCTATTCTTTTTTTATATGCTGACATTGTTTTGTTTTCAATCTCAACTCTATCCTTATTTAGTGCCATATTATTCTTTGCTCCCTTTTTTTAATAATCTTCTTTCAGCTGGTGTTAGGTAATCATACATAGGTCCTTTAAGCTTTTTAATTGATTTAAAGTCTCCTTTATCCCTTAATCTTTTTAATAAAAGTATTTTACCTATATCAAATACTTTTGGATTGTTATTAGCAACCTTTTGAATTTCTTCTTTTTTATTTTTATAATTTAAATTATCTTCTGAATTTTTTTTCAGTGCCATAAATTTACTATCCTACTGTTGTTCCGACATTTGTCACAATACTTTCTGTAACAACGTCTGTTCTCATATAATTTGCATGAGTACCATAATCTGTTTTTAATAATTTTAATTTTCTTTGATAATCTCTATCAGCTAATTGAGCATGCTGAGGATCTGATCTTAGCATATATACATAGTATTTTGCTCTGTCTACAATTAATGATCCGAATCTATCAGGTAATCCCATATTGTCACCATGTGCTGACAAATCAGTATGGGTTGTGTAATAGTCGTAACTTACTGTATACTCACCTTCTCCTGGAATAGGACTTACAATAAAAGAACCATAATCAGGCTTTCTAATTATTCTTGCAGGAACTCCGTAAGCACTACTATTATTTACATCATCAGCAGGTTTATGTGATTGCAAGTATGCATCATAAGTAACATTAGTTAATTTAACAGGTGATATATCACTTCTCGAAATTCTTATATAATCTACATCTAATTGTACACCATCTGATTCTACATAGACATAAGATGTTTGTGCTGTAGCCGTAAATGTAGTATCTAATATATCACCTTCTCTAAAATTAGTTACTGCTTTTGTTGTATTTAAATTCTGTGTTCCGCCTGCCGATGTTCCAACTCTAACAATCAATGCACTTGATGAACTATTTGGACTTAAAACTCTAACTTGTATTTTATAAGTTTTATTTACTGTAGTATTAATAGCTTGATAAGCTGCTGCATCATTTAAATTTAATCTACCATTACCACTTGAAGTATAAGATGGTGATCCATCTCCAGTA